GTGGGGTAAGACCCGGTACGCCGCGATAGACGCCGTAGAGAAGGCGTTAGAGACTACTAACTGGGCCGGGAAGGCCCTTACTACTGAGGCCGAGGTCATGTACATGGCTCCGACCTTTGACCAAGCTAAAGGTATTTTTTGGCCGGTTCTCAAGGAAGTAGCGCAGGATGTGACCTTAGTGGCCCATGAGAACACTTGTTTACTTACCCTCGTTAATGGGGTACGTATACGATTAAAGGGGATGGACAACCCTGACCGAGCGCGAGGTTTTATTCTACGGCACGCCATTTTGGACGAGTACGCAGACATGGACCCGGAGGCTTGGGACGTTATTACCGGCCCCTCCGTAATGAAGACGAACGGTACAGTACTGTTCATCGGTACCCCTAAGCGGGGTCGGCCCCATTTCGGTAGGCTACTCGATGTAGCTACCTCGGCACCTATAGACGGTACCCACGGTTTTCCCCTCTGGGAAGGCTTTCAATTCGCTTCTAGTACTAACCCTTGGCTCGATGACGAAGCTATACGCTCCATCGCCGCCAACATGACGCACGAACGCATGAGGGAAGAGCTAGAGGCTGAGATACTGTCAGAAGGCGGTAACTACCTCCACCCCGATTGGTGGAAGTACACTACAGAAGAACCTCACGACGGGTACTTCGTGGTAGCTGTTGACCTTGGCGGTTTTACCCCCGCTCCGGGCAATAAGCACATGAAGGAACGCCGCGATGACACAGCCATCTCCATCGTCAAAATCCACAGCAAAGGCTGGTGGGTCAAAGAAGTACAGTACGGCCGCTGGGACACCCGTGAAACAGCTCTTCGGATCGTACGAGCAGGTCGGAGTTGCGATGCAGTGCGTATTGGAGTCGAGAAGGGTTCGCTCTACAACGCAGTATGGCCGTACCTCTCAGATGTTATGGCGCAGTATGGTCAATTCCGGCAGGTTGAGCCGCTTACTCACGGCAATCAGCACAAAGAGGATCGGGTTATGGCAGCTCTGGAGGGACGTTTGCAACGAGGAAGAATCCAGCTAAACGCCAACCCCGACGATGCGATGTTAGACCACCCCCAGTGGGTCCAAAAGCTAGTAAAACAAGCCTCAGACTTCCCGGCTCCCTCTACCCCGGACGATCTAATCGACTCCCTTTCCTACGCCGATCAGCTAGGTAAAACCCCCTTTTTCCAGTACAATCCTTCTAAGCAGGATATCTGGACCCCGAATGACGATTTAGTAGGACTTTAGAATGGCATCATTGGTCGGCTCACTTGCAGACAACCTCGATACTAACTCGCCTCACGGGGGAGACTCCGACCTAGTGAGCTGGGTTATGGAGCGGGTAGATCGGTGGAGAGATGACCGGGATAGCACCTATGAGAAGGTATGGGGAGAGTACTACCGCCTCTGGCGTGGTCGCCACATAGCGGAAGACAAGACACGGAGTACTGAGCGTTCTAAGCTGGTGACTCCGGCCTTATCACAAGCCCTCGAAATGACCGTAGCGGAGCTAGAAGAAGCGACGTTCGGCCGCGAGGCTTGGGTAGATATCCTTGATGACTCGGGCGATCCCGACCACTCGGATATTGATGGTACGCGACAGAGATTTCTCGATGATCTGTCCGATGACCACGTACCCGCGAGTATCGGTTCTTGTTATACTCACGGCGGACTTTGGGGTACTCTAGCCGCAAAGATAGTCGTTGAGGAAGAATCGTACGCTTTAGCGACCAAGAATGACAAGGGCGAAACCGTTGTCGTACATGAGCCGCGAATAGCCGTAAAAGTCGTAGCTATCCCTCCTATGGAGCTTATACCAGACCCGGACGCGGAGTACGTCGATGATATGCTTGGCATCGTACATGAGGTCACTAAGCCCCGCGCATGGTTGTTGCAGCAGCCTTACGGGAAAGAGTACGCTTCCAGTACCTCGCGGGTACCAAATCACGACGAAGATAAGATGGACCTCGGTGACGAGGAAGCCCTTATCTCTTCACAGCCTAACCAAGTACTTGTAACAGAGTACCACGGACTAGTACCGAAGAACCTACTCGCCGCCAAACCTAAGTTTGCTATGAAGACCGGCCTAGAAGCCGCAGAAGTAGACAACAACACAGAGAAGGCGGAACTAGACGATGACGGTGAGATGGTTGAAGCGATCGTTACGATCTTTGACAAGAAGCACCTAGCACGCGGTATTAAGAACCCCTTTATGATGGGTGACCGCAGTATCGTAGCCGCTCCGTTTGAACGTGTACCCGGTAGATTCTGGGGCCGCGGTGTTATGGAGAAAGGGTATAACCCACAGAAAGCCCTTGACGCTGAGATTCGTACTCGTATGGATGTTATGGCGCTCATCGCTAACCCAATGCTGGGGGCTGACCAGACGGCACTCCCCCGCGGTTTTGATCTCAGAGTAAGGCCCGGTAAAGTATGGTTGACAAACAGCAACCCGAAAGACGCTCTACACCCTATGGCTTTCCCCAACTTAGACCCAGCCAGCTTCTCCCAAACGTCGGAGATGGAGCGGATGGTACAGATGGGTACCGGAGCGATGGACACAGCTACGCCGCTCGATGGAAACCGTCGGAACGAGACGGCAACGGGTACGAGCTTGATAGCCGGTACCTTCGTGAAGCGGTCGAAGCGTGCGTTACGGAGTATCACCGCAGATTTCCTGAACCCTCTGGTACAGAAGATCATGTGGAGACGGATGGACTTCGACGGGGTGAACTACCCGACTGACTTCAAGTTTCGCGTAGCTACTACCCTTGGTATTGTAGCCCGAGAGATTGAGCAGGGCCAGATGACCGGACTACTTCAGTACGCAGGCGATAAGCCGCAGACTCAAGCGGTACTCATAAATGCCATATTTGATAACTCCAGTAGCCCGTACAAGGCCCAGATTACGCAAGCCCTTAAAGCGGACGCAGAACCCAATCCGGCCGACCAAGCAGCACAGCAAATGCAGCAGCAAATACAGCAGCTACAGATGCAGGGACTGGCCGCGGACAACCAAGTAAAGCAGCAGGAAGCTATTAAGAAGTCGATCGAGGCTAAGAAGCTAGAGAGTGATATCCACCTCAACTTCGCTAAGATTGAACAGATGGGTAGCCAAGACGCCGCCTCTGAGCAGAAGGGTCAACTAGAGGTTGCCCGTCTCCTGAAGGAACTTGAAGAGGTTAAGCAGTTCGCACGACAGGTTGACGTTAGCATGATTAAGGTCATGCGGGAAGGTCAGGTACAATCTAAACCATCCGGGGGAACGGACAATGGAACAGACACCGATTGATAGGTCGCTCTTAACGGGCGATCAGATTAAGCAATTAGACCGATGGGAACAATTCTTCCACGGTCCAGTGTGGAGAGATATCGTTTCCCGCTTTGAGCCGGAAATCGAAGGACTCCAAAACTCGTACCACGGGGTACAAGGTGAGCAGATGCTAGGCCGCACGCAAGGTGCCCTTAACATCTACTACCGTATCTTGGTACACCTACCTGATATGATCCATACGGACTTCATGTCCCTTACCGGTCAGTTGGGTAACGAAGAGGATCAAAGTACTGATGATCCGGTGGTCCCTGAAGATTGGCGGCGCTAGGCGGTGTCACGAATCATTAGAGACTGCCAATGCGGCCACTGTAATGCCGTTACCGAACATTGGGTAAACAGCAAGGAACTAGCCGTCCTTGACTGCCCCGAGTGCGGTAACGCCGAGATGGTAGCCTTAATCGGTAGCCCCAAAATTGGATACACACGTATGGCGACTAGCGGCGATCGCACCAGCGATAGCTTAAAGGCGGTAGACAAGTGGCAAAGAGGAAGGGCACAAAAACAGGCAATCGAGAAGCGGAACCTTGAGAGACACGGCACTTACGACTAGGTTCCCACACCCACGATCTGTTATCACTTATATTTGCACAACCCGTAGGCACGGGCGCAACCGGGAGAAATTATGCCAGCATATATCGTAGACGAGTTAGACAACAGCGGAAACCCCATGAACGTAAACGCAAGTTTATCCGACATGGAAATCCCAAACGAACCGGCTCCGGCCGAAGTAGAGCCACCAGTACCCGACAGTACCGACGTACCCGTTAAGTACCGAGATAAGAGCGCAGCAGAGTTGCTGGCAATCTTACAAGAGCAAGAATCCCATATCGGGAAGCAAGGCTCGGAACTCGGAGAACTTCGCGGCCAAGTAGGTACCCTGAGAGGACTAGTGGATAAGTCGCTCGATATGAGAAATGAGGGCTACAGCCGAGAGGATGTAGGAGTGGAGGAAGACCTAACGGATACCGACTTCATTACTGATCCCCGAGACGCGGTTACCAGAACCGTTCAACGCCAGACGCGAGAACAAAACGAGCGCCTAGCCAAACTTGAGCGTGATGCAACTGCACAAGACTTTGCCCGTAGGTACCCCACGGCACAGACCGACGTTGAATCTGAGGACTTTGTTAAGTTCGTTCAGTCTGGAGCTACCCGCTCTAAGATTGCGGCCCGAGCATTCTCCGATATTGAAAACATCGACTTTGACGCCGCCGAGGAACTTTGGGAACTGTGGGAAGACTATAAAAGTATGCGACCCGCGGAACCCGTCACGGAAACCGCAGAGATGGAAGACCCGTCTCCGGCAGAAGAAGCACCCCAACGAAAGGCACCCGCTATGATTAAAACAGGCAGCAGTGGCGACGTAGGAGCTTCAACCAAACCAATGTACAGTCAACAGGCTCTCAACCGAATGCAAGCCAAAGACCCGGACTTATTCTGGGCTACGGATACGCAAGCTAAGATTCAGCAAGCGTAC